AAGTCCACTCGTTGCTCAAAGTAAGGGGTATCCCCCTCACCAATTTGCGAACGAACGTAGAGCACGTAGTTGTCTACATGCGCCTCAAAGTCTTCGTCGTAGTAGGGTGTTGCCTTGACCTCTGCAATGGCCTCGTTGTACTCCTTGGCCGTCATCTGTCCAAAATGCCGGCGTAGCTTGGCCTCGGCCATGGTGTGGGCTGTGGTGCCCTCTTGGCTGAAGTCGAACGCGCCTGCTTTTCGTTTAGGTTCGGGGAGTGACGCCTCTAGTCGCGCGCTGGGTGTACAAGACATCCATCGTTTGGACCCTGAGGCACTGAGTAGTGCATGTGTAGCGATGATGCTCTCCTTTATGCAAAGGTGAAAAAAGCCCCTCTCGGGGCTTACAAAATGTCGGAACTTATTAACAAGTTCCGACGTATTGTCACGCCGCTTTTTTGAGCGCCGTGATCAAATCGGTAACTGCACCAGAAAAATCCAAAACGACGTCCGCCTTGACTTCAAGCTTACTGCTCTTGTCGTCGCGGTAGTCAGAGGGGAATTGACCCCTCAACGCTATCTCAGCCACCCTGCTGTTAAAGGCCTTGTTCTCCACGTTGGCAAGCAACTGGGTTTCCCAGAAAGCCTGTGAGTGGGTAATGGCCATGTCCAGTGCTTCAGCAAACTCTGGGTGGTTTTTCTTAAACGTCTGCGCGGCCGCGGAACTGATTCCGACGCTTGCAAACATCATTTTTTGGGACGCGCCTACCTTGCCCAACTCTATCAGTTGGTCGCACATCTCCGTTTTGAACTCGTATTTGGATTTCGTTGCCATGGTGTATACCTTATATTCAAGGCCTAAAAAGGCCTTTCCTATATAGAATTACCCATTTTGCGAGGGTTTTTCGACCTTCTGCACCTGAGTATTTGCGTCTCGCACCTGCGCACGGGCCTTGGCTTCGCGTAATGCCTCATTTACAACCAATCGTGTCACCGCTCCGGCCATTTCCTGAATGCGTTGCTCTTTTGGTTTTACGCCCAAAGACGTTAATAAATTTGTTGCTTCATTTGCCATTATGCTAATCCTTTTGTTTGCTGTTCTCTAAACTTGCGTAAATCTCGCAATATGAAATCATGTTCTTCTTCGTTCTCAAAGTGCCATATTGACAGCACGTCTTGATCTTTTTCGAACATGGGGTGCTTGGCGTCAACCTGAATGTCTATTGTAGGCCATCCTTGCTTGACATACTCCACTATGTATCCGTTCACAATTTTAACTCCTTTCGTATTTTAGCAACCGCCGCTCCAAAATGGTAGCGCCAGTATTTTTGGGTCACTGCCAAGTCGTGGTAGTTGTACCCTGACAAATGTGCCTCAATGATTTCCCTCTGTTGTGGGGTCAGCTTTTCCGCCACGACGTTGTACACGTCTTGGATGGTGTCTGGCCCCCACGGCGCCCAACCCATGCCGCCGGTGGTAGGTTCGGAGGACGAATCCTCGTGCTCAAGAGGATCCGGCTCTTCGTCTGAAAGCCTGCGGATGGTGGCGTTTACTTTGATCATTGAAGTTTGAGCGCGTTCATTAACGCGTTTTGCATATCGATCTTACCTTCTAGCACGAACATGACCTGACTGTCAATACTTTTCTGCATGGTTAGGTGGTGAATAATTACAGGCTTTTCTTGCCCCTGTCTAAACAGGCGCGCGTTGGCTTGTAGATAGTCTTCACTGGACCATGGCAGGTCAAACCAAACGATTTGGGCCGTATCGCCCACGTTGCATTGCAGGTTCAGGCCAATTCCCACGCTTTTAGGGTGGCAAAGTAGCACTGGGACCTTACCAGAGCGCCACAGGGCGATTGTTTTCTCGTCGTCAGGGCTGAGTAGCACCGCGTCAGGAAAAACGCCCTGAAGCCGTTTTAGGCTGTGTTTGAAGTTGTAGAACACAATTGTGGGTGTGTCGTCCAACATGTCGGTCAGATACTCCAGTTTGGTGTCGTGGATGTGCACCACGTCTTTGGTTTCTGAGTAGATTGACCCCGCGGTCATTTGCAGTAGCTTGCCCGTGAGCACGCCGGCCGACGCCGCGGTCAGGGTCTCCTCTTCCACCTCGACCACCATCTCCTTGCGCATGGTGTTGTAGGCCTGCTTGGCCTGCTTTTCCCACTCAATGGTGTGCACAATGTCCTGACGCTGTGGCATGGTCAGATAGTCCTCCTTGCGCAGGGACACGCAAATGTCCCCAATCAAGGCGTCAATCTGCTCCTTTGCGTTTGGTCTTAGCTTCCAACTCCAGACCATCCCCGTTCTGCGATCCCTTGTTTCTGGCTCGAAGAACTTCTCCTTGTAGGAAGTCATCGATTTCCCTAATCGTTGGCCCAAATCCAATATGCCGACTTGGGTCCAAAGGTCTAGGTACGACTTCGGGGTTGGCGTACCCGTCAGGATATACCGGTGCTCGAAAGTCTTTAGCTGTCCTTTCAGCGATTTCCATCGTTTGGAGGATGGATTCTTGAACCTGCTCGACTCGTCGATTATCAAGGTCTTCCAATGCGGCAAGGACCCCTGCTCGAAAAGCCAGACCACGTTTTCGACGTTGATCAAGTAAACGTCTGAATTGCTCTTCAACGCTGTCAGGCGCTCCTGTGGTGTTCCCACAATGAGGGCAAACTTCATCTTCTCTGTGTGCGTCCAATTTCCTGCCTCTTGTTTCCAAACGTTTTTAATGACGGCCTTCGGCCCAATAATCAGCGTCTTGCCCTCAAGTTGGCTGAGTATTGTCAGGGCTGTTATCGTCTTGCCCAGTCCCATGTCCATCAGCAGTCCCATGTGCGGCTGAGTCTTGCTCTCCTGCACTAGGCGCTGTTGGTAGGGGTGTAAATTTTTTAATGTCAACATCAATAGCCTGCTCTTTCCCTTGCTGTAACGTCGTTAACAATGCGATGACGCGTTGGACGAGTGATGTAGGTATTTGCAGGGTCGCCGATTGGGGGCGGTCGTGCACCTCCATTATTTACCTCCTTTATTTTTTCGTGTGTCCAGTCCGCAACCTTGTACAGATCCTCTTGTGTTGCGTTGGACTTAATCATGTTTGCTCTGTTACTTAGCCACGCCACGTTGCCTTTTACGTACCCTTTTTCAGGAATGATTTTGTCTAGGCTCGGTGAATCAGGGCCGCTTGATCCCACAGTGCCTGACTGCCCAAACCCCCAAAGTATTTTGGTTTTGAAAATAGGGCAGTACTCCGGCGCGATTGCACACAGGTATTTATGGTCCAATTCAAAGGGAATACCTGCGGCAAGGGCGCGTCGTTTAACGTTGAACATTGTTTTGGCAATGTGGTTTCGTTTTTTGGCCTCGTGGGCTTCGTCGTCGGTCATAGTTGGTCAACGAACTCGTCTACTTCTTGTTCGCTCGATAAGACGTGCGTGTGCACCCCCCGCGCTTGCAACTCCTTGATCATCAACTCCTGCCTTGCGCTTAGTTTTCCCTTTGGGTCCTTCAACTCCACTGGGATCACTTTGCTGTTGTGGATCACTAGCCTGTCCGGCACCCCCGTCATCGACGGGCTTACCCACTTCAGGCACAGGCCCCCCTTCTCCTTGACCTTTTTTACCAGTCTTTGTTCGATTTTCTTTTCGTTTTGCAATCTTGGCAACCTCCACTAAACAGGCCGTGAACATTTGACGCACCAACCATTCGGTCAGGTACGCCCGCGACTCTTCACCAAAATCCTCCACGTCTTCACCAATGTGTTCGAGCACGCGCGCCACCACGTGCGTGGCCTCGTGGGCCACCACGCTGGCCAGCAGGGCCGCGTTGTCAACACACTCGATCAAGTTGAACACCACGATGACAATTGCTTCCTTGCTTGTAGAAAAGCTGTGTGTCTCCGCGATGCCCAACTCAAGTGGCGCCATCTCTGGCTGTGCCGCTATGCCGTGGTCCTTCAGCACTTTGTAGAACGCCTGTGATGTAAAGCACATCTTTACAGGCACCGGAAAGAACCCAACATCCACATGAAAATATGCGTTGCTCAAAATATCTCCTCCCGTTCAAAGTTGCTGATACTGTCCACGTACTTCTGTGCCTTCGGTTTAAGCTTGATGCCAAGGTAAACGTTGGCCAACTCACCATCAACACGAAGCCTGCTCGCTGTTACGCGATGGTCCTGCGTTGCCGCAAGAAACCTGCGCTTGAACGCCATGTCACTTCCGGGCGGTATGTTCTTTGCAGTGGCCCATTTGCGCCAACATATAAACACGTCGTCCTTCATTGCCTTGGCGTCTAGGTCGTAGTCCAGTGCGTCTGTAACGAATGACCCAATGGGGTTACCTAACTCCTCCATCAACTCCAGTAACTCGCGCCCTGTTGTTGGTTGTTGGAACCTCTGACCCTCGCGCGCCATGCGTCGTTGCTGTCCTGCAATTGCCCAGTTAAAAATGGCAGGCAACTCTTTGGCCAACTTGTCGGCCAAAAAAGTATCCTCTTTGCCGTAGAAACTGTTGCTCATCTTCAGCACAATCATTCGCCCTGTTAACGCGTTTGAGTTTTCTGTCAACTGCAAGGCCTCGTTAGAGTAGATCACAATGCGCGTTGGCAAATAACCACTCCAAGCTTCCTTGTTTTTTCTGTTCACAGTCACAGTATCCCCGCCAACAATCCGGAGCAACTGGCTCACTACAGCACCCCTGTTGCGCTCCGGTGCTCGTGCGTCCGTGAAACTCGCTAGCAGTTTTCCTAGCCATGGTTGAAGTCCAAAAGTATCGCATAACTCATCCAGTTGTGGCGCTACTGTGTTGTGTTGCCCCAAGAGGCTAACGAGCACCTTGTTAATCGTTCCCTTGCCTGATCGACGCGGGCCAATGATGTTAAAGAATTTCTGCTGTGTTGAATCACCGCTCAGAATGTAGCCGAACATCTCCTGCAGGCAGGTAATGCTCTCAGGGTCGTCGTTCCAAATGTCTTGCAAGAAACGCTCCCACGTTGGACACGTGGCGTCAGGGTCATAAGCAAACGGCAAACTGTTCTGCGTAAAGAACCCCAAGCTGTGTGGTATCAGCATGTTTTGCTCGGTGTGAAAAATGCCGTTCTCAAGCGACACCAGTTTGCTTGGGTCCGGCCTGTTGTTCCCGTACCCCTCAAGCCACACCGGTGGTTTGGTGTTGGCCGTGTTGGGCAGGTGCGTAACCGCGTGCACCGCGTCTAGGATCGCAGACACGTGCGCAGGCGTTGGGTTGAAAGGCATCAGGTTCTGCTTCTTGTCGTACTTCTTGCACCGGTCCAAGAACGTGTACAGCAGGGACCGCACTGTGGCCTCCTCAATGTCTTGGTAGTGCGTGCCCTTGTACTGGAACATGTCGTTCGCGTACGTGGTCAACGACGTGCCTTCCTCGCACGTGAACTGACTGGCCAAAAACTCTTTGGCGTGGTTGAGGGGCCCGCCTGTGAGCACCTTGTCCCCGTTGGCCACCACCGCGGCCTCCTTAGTCTTGTTGACCTTGAACACCAGTGAACGCAGTGTGGTGCCGCCGGTGCCACCAAAGCTGTCCCACTTGGCCGAGCACTGCCCTGCCGCGTAGGACCCACAGGCCCCGTCGTTATCTGACCACCGGTCCCACAACTCCAGTGCCTCGTAGTCGCCACCGAACTGGTGGTGCAGGGCCATGCCCACCGCCAACCACTCTGTGTAGCCACAGTCTGGGTCTAGCAGGGTCAGCAGGTCGGTCTCTACGCGGGCCAAGTCCCACCCGTCCAGTGGTGGGCTGTAGTCTGCAAACGAGTCACCTGAGCGGTAACTTCTCCGCGCAGGGACAATGTGTTGCAGGTCTTGTTCCTGATCGGGAATGTTGCCCCCTAACGTGTGGCCTGTCACTGTAAAGTAACGGCCCTTGGGGTAGATCTCCAAACCCTTCTCATGGTCAACGTGCGCGGCGTGTAGCTGTGCACGTGTAAAGATCTTGATGCCGGTGCCTGAGGGGCTGACCTCTGCGTAGCCTAAAACAGCGTCTTTAATGGCTTGCGCTTCAGGCGTAAGAGACGTTGGACCCTGAACGGCATCAACACAGTCGTCCAAGTCGATGCCCATGATGCCGTCGCTACCGTCAAAGACAAAGCCAACACCGTCGAAGCGGCCAGTTTGATAAGCTTCTTGTGCATGAAGAAAATCACACCATGTTGTTGGGTTTGTTGAACTTGCTGACGACCCATTTGATTGCAGTGGTAACTTTGACCACCGCTTGTTCGACTCTTCTCCAACCTCGACCAATCTCCATAGCACCCAACGGGATATTTTCTTGAGGCTGATTGGGATGTTCTCGAATTGAACCCCCAGTGCTGTCGGCTTGTTCATGTGTGTTTACCTTTTCATTTGGTGAATAGTTTATCATTTTTTGATGCCCCTCAGTGTGTCGTACGCTGTTTCTCGCGCTTGCTTCATTTCCATAAGCCCCATTTCGGTCTCTTTAATCTGCTCGTCCATCTCGTTGACGATGGCCTGCCCGTACTTCTCTGCGGCCTCCTCGGCTGTAAGGTCTGCACGTGATGCCTTGTTGAGCACACTGTCGTTATCTTCCGGTCCGTGAAACCCAAATTGTACAACACCCTGCATTTCCAGTACGGTGATCACCACCATAGGCATGACTAGCACGATGGCCAGTGCTGTGATGGGGTCTAAAAAATACCCTACCACCGACGCCAGTATGGCGCCAAATAAATAGATTGCGTAAATTATTTTTTTCATGGGTGTTCCTGACAGAGTTTTAAAGCGTCGATGACCAACTCGTTTATGTTGGCCAAAATTTCTTTGCCGTCTGCTTCGTACTTGTAGTGTAGTCGCAGTTGTTCTGATATGTCCAGCAACGCAAAGATCGCGTCTTGGCCGTGCAGGGCGTAACGCAGTTTGTCCTCATCGTCAGGGTACTCAAACTCAAGTGTTGCTTTCATGCTTTGCTCCAATCGTAGTCGTCGTCGTCAACACCCGCACGTGCGCGGTCTTCAAATATGTATTTGGGTTGGTAGTTGTGACAGTAGTCCCCCCACGCCTCTTCGTAGCGCATATACTCTGTGTTTGGAATGAAGAGTGGCGTCAGGCGCCCGTCCTCTTTGACTGACCCCAGACAGCGCGTTGCCGGTGTGCGTGTTGCCCTCCACACCTTCCGCGCTCGGCGCACACGTAACCACGCCTCCCTGACCTCCTCGGTCCACTGTGCCGCCTTCTCAGGCGGTAACTTCTTTAGGTTGGCTTCGTATTGCATGCGCTCGTTGTCTGTCATATCACTCCTTTGGTGTCAACATTTTGCCTTCAGCGATGGCGGTTTTGAGCACGCCAATGAACGCAAAATTTAGCAGGTACCTTGTCGCCAGTGGGCCCATGTTAATGGTGCACTCACAGGACCCGTCCTCGTTCTCTTTGACTGTCTCCACGTTGATGTAGTCAAAGTCTTTAATGTCAACTTCTGAGATCATAATTAACTCGCTAGTTTGTACAGGCCGACGTTTGCAAACGCGTAGCCTAAATACGTTAGACACATGGGTGTGTTGCCCTTGAGCCCCTGCTCAACTGCCACGCCCGCATAGATCAGCCCCGTCAGGGCTATTAGCCACCCGCTCATACTCTTCCTCCACCAGTTTAGTGAACTTCTTCAACTCTTTGTCGTAGTCGCAGGACCAGTCTATCGTGGCGCCCTTAGGCTTCCAGTCGCAGTCCGACCACATAACAAAACCCGCCTGCTCCGCTAATTGTAGCATTCTAGCACGATTCATGCCAACCCCCGATATGTTAATTCAGATCCATTGTACGTTGTTGCGCGCCAGTCTGCGTGGTAGGCGCTCTTGACCCTCATGGCCTTTTGCTCGGCCGCCCTTGCGGCCCTTGCGGCCGCCCTGTACGCGTTTACCTTGTCCCTGTTGGCCTTGGCCCACTCGCGCTCTGTTTCGCGCTTGCGTGCTAGGCGCAGTTGATTGGTCAACCACACGTCTCTTATGTCACCTTTAGCCACGATTTTTCTCCTTTAATTTGGTTTCAATTAGCCTAGCAAATCGGATTGCTTGGCTGTCCTCTTCAATGATAAATTCAAAACACGCACCGATCTCCTCGTCTGTCAGCGGCCTCCATGGGCGCGCGTACTCCTGAATGTCATCGTCTTCGTCTCTCATGTCATCCCCCTCTTCGCGCATGGCGCGCGTTCTGCGAACACCGACGCCAGTAGGTGGTCGGCTCCCCTGTTGGGCCCGTGGTACCTCCCCAGTCCCTCACGCGTCCACTTGAGCAGGGTGTCCCTCGTTGGCGTCATGCCAGTTGGGCAGTGCACGATGCCGGCCATGGCGTCGTAGGCGCCTAGCACGTACCCTGTGGCCTGCACCGCCTCCGGTGTGTACTGGTTCTTAAGCGCCGCCTGAAGTTGTGCGATCGTCAACTGTTGAGAGTAAGCGCTCACTTCAAATAGGGCGCACCCTGTTAGGATCATTGCTTTAATTACGCGGTTCATGTCTTTGCTCCATTTCAGCCGCTAGGCTGTCTAGTTGGTCGTGTGCGTCGGGGTTCCATATCGCGTCGTCTAGCGACGGGCCTGTTAGGGTCGTGTGTATGTTCCACCGGTCTGCCTCTCTGGTAAACAGGGGCCGCAGGTACCGGCCCAACATCGCGTCGTCAACTAATCGGTCGGCCCTTGCCCGCTCCAATTCGTACGACCGCTTGTAGGCCTCCACCAAGTTAATCATTCTGTCAATCATAGTCTTCTTCCGTTATTTGGTCTTTCTTGTACGCGTCCAGTGACACCGGTTGTCTTTGGCTCACCACCAGTCTGTCGCGCACACGTTGCTCTGTCAGGCCCGTTAACTTGGCCACCTCTTTGGTCGTTGGGTCCCTGTTGAGCACTTGGGCCAACTCTGTCTCTACCCGCTTGATCTTGCGCAGGTCCTCCTGCACCGACACCGGCACGTGAATGAGTAGGGCCTTGTTCTCTACTGCTCTGAGCACTTGGCTCTTGATCAGTGTGCGCGCGTAACTCGCAAACCTTCCCTGCGGTTTCCACCTGTGTGCGGCCTTCATCAGGGCTATGTACCCCTCCTGCAGTAGGTCGTCGCGTGTCATACTGCTGTTTAGGTCCCACTGCGGCAACTTCTGCACGATGTACACCACCAGTCCCATGTTGGCCTCCACCAACTGGTCGTGGGCCTCCTCGTCACCCTGCACGATCCGGTGGTGTAGTTC